TTCGGTTATTCATGTTGGCAATAACTTAGCAACAAATGGCAGTGGTCAAGAGGTAATTTGTTATGCGTGGACTGAAAAATCTGGGTTTTCTAAATTCGGCAGCTACACCGGAAATGGGTCAACAGATGGGCCTACGGTCACACTAGGATTTAAACCCAGATTTATTCTGCTTCGCAGCACAAGTGGATCAAGGGCTTGGTGCATTTATGACACTGAGCGTGACACAAGCACCACAAACGACAATAACCTTTTCGCAAATAACAACAGCGCAGAATCTTCTGATTCCTCTCACAACATCACTATTCTTGATAACGGTTTTAAGCTTGCGACCACGAGCGTCAACAGAAACGGCAACAATGAGACCTATATCTACGCCGCGTTTGCCAGCAAGCCGAATGGGGCGGACAACGACAGCCTGTTTGACGTACCAACGAACGACACAACTAATACTGACTCCGGGGCTGGTGGAGAAGTCAGCGGGAACCACGCAACACTTAATCCGCTCAGTAGTGGCAGTGGAGTAACTCTGTCAAACGGCAACCTTGATATGGCTAATTCTTCCAGCGGAAGCACAAGAGTTGCTTTTTCTAGCATTGGAATGTCAGCAGGTAAATACTATTGCGAGTTTACTTGTGTTTCCGGTGATTACGCGATAGGGCTGGCTGACGGTTCTTTTGCTCAGGGTCAATATGTAGGATTAGATTCAACTCATTACTCATATTTTCAAAACGGCAAAAAATACAACGGCGGCAGTAATTCAGCGTATGGCAATAGTTTTACTGACGGAGATGTTATTGGCATTGCGTTTGATGCTGACGCAGGGAACCTGTATTTTTACAAGAACGGAACGGTTCAAAACAGCGGAACTGCTGCTTTTACTGGCTTGACTAATGGTCCGTACTTCTTTGCGTTTGGGGACGCAAGCATGAACGGAAGCGTGAATTTCGGTCAACGTGCTTTTAAGTATGGCAATGCGGGCACTAATCGCCCTGCAGCGACTTACAAAACGCTATGCACAACGAACCTCCCGACCCCGACGATTGCCGATGGTTCGGATTACTTTGACGTAGATACTTATGCTGGCACAGGCGCATCACATGAACGTAGCGAGTTTTCTTTTAGTCCTGATTGGGTATGGATAAAATCACGGACAAGTACAAACGGCCATAACATCTACGACGTAGTGCGTGGGGCTAACAAGTACCTTTCTAGCCACTTAACAACCGCAGAAGGCACGGCAACAAATGAGCTGATGAGTTTTGACTCTGATGGTTTTACGTTGGGTGATGCGGCTGGTGTTAATGGTAGTTCTAATAATTACGTTGCGTGGTGTTGGGACGCCGGATCATCAACGGCCAGCAACACTGACGGCAGCATCACTACATCAGTCAGAGCAAATCAAACTGCTGGGTTTTCAATTATTAACGCGCCTATCACAAACAGTGGCGGGACTATTGGCCACGGTTTAAATGCAAGCCCAAGCATGATAATAGTCAAGAACAGAGATACTTCTTCAACTAACTGGGTTGTTTGGCATGAAGCTCTTGGGACTAATGGTTATTTATTGCTGAACAGCACTGCTGCTAAAGCAACTAGCTCAAACCTGTTTAATGGAACTTCTAGTTCTACATTTACTGTTGGCAGTGGGTTCACTTCAAGCGGGACTGATGACCACATTTGTTACTGCATATCACCCGTGACCGGGTATTCTGCCGTGGGTTCGTATGAAGGCAATGCTTCCAACGACGGCCCCTTCCAATTCACCGGTTTTCGTGTGAAATGGCTCATGGTGAAGGGCTCAGACTATGCAAGCAACTGGAACATTGTTGACGCTACTAGAAATGAATTTAATGAAACTGATAAAGTTTTGAGAGCTAATTTGAGTAATGCTGAAGTTGACGGTTCAGCGCAAGGAAATTTTGCGATGGGCTTTGATTTTCTTTCAAACGGGTTCAAGGTCCGACGCTCTGGAGTGGATGTCAATAAAAGCGGTGGCACGCTGATATGGGCTGCCTTTGCTGAAAATCCCTTCCAAGCCAATGGCGGGCTTGCTCGTTAAACTCACACCATCGTTTTAATCCCATGGGCTACCAGATTGGTGACCGCAAACTGCCTCTAGACGTTGCCTGGACCGACGCAGATGGCATCCAACGTCCAGCCAACTGGTTGCGGTTGAGCACTGAGCGTGACCGCGAGTTGCTTGGCATCACATGGGTAGCCGAGACAAATCAGGTCTGGGATCAAAAATTCTATTGGGGCTATGACTCCGACAACAATCTGATTCCTAAACAGCTCAATGACGAGGCGATCCTTGACGAGGATGGCAACGACACTGGTGAAGTTCAGACCGGCCTGAAAACGTTGTGGAAGGCAAAGCAGAACGAGATTGCTGCCAGTTTGCTTGCACCGTCTGATTGGCGCGTTGTCAAGGAGCTGGAGGTCAACAGCAGCTTTGCAAATGCACGGACTGCATACCCTTCAAAGTGGATGACCTATCGCGCTGCAGTGCGTACAGCTTGCAACACGCGCCAAACCGAGATCGACAACTGCTCTGATGTTGCAACGTTAAAAGAGCTGATGACTGGATCGGCAACGATTGAGCAGCAGCAGACTGATGCTGATGGCAATGGCGTGACCGAAACCGTGACAGTCCAACGTCAACAGGTGGACGCTGAAGGCTTAGGTGTTGTAGATGAAAACGGTGAAGCCGTAATGGAGGACGTAACGGAGGAACGTCCCGTGATGGAAACGGTTGCCAACCCTAATATCGCTACAGCCTGGCCTGATCCTGTCGAATGACGTTTCTGGCTGGTTTGGCTACAGGCGTCCTGCTGGTGCTCGGCTGGGCGCTGCTTTCTATTGCTTCTGACAATGCAGAGACCTGACCCAATGATCCCGTGCAAGCCTGGAGCGGAGGACGTGGAAGCGATGAATAATCGCCAAGCGTGGATGAACGAGCTGTATATGTACGACGGTCGCGATAAGCGTGACCATCCAATGCACGGCTTGTTTACTGGTCTTTCACAGAAGTATCAGCAGTTTGTGGGCTAATGGCGAAGTCACTTAGCGGGCAAAATTTTGTCCCCAGCAAGCCCAAAAAAACTAGACAGGGGAATGGATCACATTCAAAACCGTCCTATGGACGCAAGAAGTATCGTGGCCAAGGAAAACGTTAACCCTCTTTCCCATGCTCAAAGTTCTTCTTGCGAGTGGTGTCGCCGCTTCAGCAGTTGCGCTGGCATCTCCTGTCAACGCAGCTCCCGTCTACTTCAACCCTGAAGCCAACGTTGGTGGCGACCTTGACACCGGTGTCGGTGGAATGGACGTAGACCTCCACATCGGTATCGAAGGTGGTGGTGCGTATGCCCAGATTGGTCCCATGATCAAAGTGCCTGACACTGGTGAAGTGGACTACGGCGTCAGCGGCAAGGCTGGCTATGGCTTTGGCCCTGGCTACACCGAGCTGTCCTTCGTTTCTTATGACGATGACACCAGCATCAACCTGAAGGTTGGTGGCAAATTCCAACTCTGAGCTATAACTAACTCAGGTTTCTCACACAGACCGGCAGAAAGCTCCCGTTCTTGCAGAGCGCGGGGGCTTTTTGTTTTATCAGGAGTTTTCCATGCAAAAAGTCTGTAACGTTCTCGGCGTTCTCGGCTTCGTGATGTCTGGTGCGCTTGTTGGAGCGTCGATCGTTGCGTTTGCTCGAATCCCAGGAATGATCGATGACATGGCCGCCGACATGATGGGCGATGTCACCGAGAAGATTCCAGGTGAGATTGATGCGGCGCTGCCAGAACTGCCGACAACTACTGGTCCAGCTGTGCCTTTCAAGCTGCCTTGACACAAGAAAACCCTAGGCCCGAATCCATGAAACACCTAGGGCTCTCAAGCGCAGCTGCAACTGCATGCTGTTTATAGCACAAGAAAAATCAGGTGATCATCTTGGTGTTGGCGGTTGGATCGTCGTCATGAGCTTCAGGCCCGAAGCCTTCAGCTTTGATTTTTGCCATATCAAGTTCTGGCGCGGGTGCTTGAGGTTTCTGCTCAAACGAGGCCAGCCATTCGCGTAAGGCATCACCAGTTGGCGTGCCTTTTGGCCATTTAACCCACTTGAGGATTGCTTTTGGATCTGTAAACGGTCTGGCAGTTTTGCCGCACAATACGGTGTAAACAACAGGCGGCCCTTCGCGTCTGCGGTTGCGTTCAATCCAGAGCTGACCTGCTGTAAACCGTTCTGATTTCATGCCAGAGATTCCTGAGATCGGAGTAAATGCAATCAGCGTCCCAATGATCTCTGCGGGTCAGCCGATTCCACCACCTGTTTTACCAGCAGCACCGCCAGTTACGGCTACGCGGTTTCCGATTATTGATATGCCTGGTTGCGTGCGGGCAAGGATTGCTAGAGGCAATGGAACGAAAACGTTTGAGGAAGATCCACGCGGCAACATAACGCTGTGCACTGGAGCGGTGCCTGTTTATGAAGCACCGGATTACAGGCCGAGAGATTTTACGTGGGTGCAACCAAAGCAACCTGAAATAAAGAGGCCGGAGTTCTCAAGTCCAGCCCCTGTTCCTCAACCCACGCTGCCGGGTGGCGCTCCCGACCCCCCAAGGTTGCCTAAACCTCCAGCGTGTCCACCCTTTGGTGCGAAAGAAATCGGATCGTTTAACAAACTTGGAACAAAGGTTCTTGCTGGTTATGAGCTGCAGGGTGATAAGTGCGTAAAGCTTTGGGATCCAGTGCCTGTCGGGCAGGTGATCAACAACTATGTGCCTGATGCTGCGCCAACCGTATCTGTTGCGTTAACGGCTGCCTTTGCAACCACCGCAGCCATCTTTGCCAAGCCCATCGCGTCAGTGCTGCAGAAGTTGGTGAAGCCTCTGACGAAGAAGGTGGTGAAGAAGGTCAATCAGAAACTTGGCCGTAAGGTAAAACCGGAATCTTTACAGCAGCGGCGGGTGGTGCAGCGTCACCGGAATCAAGCCATTCGCGATCTAAGACGGGCTTTGGGTAAATGATCTGGTGCGTGTGGTCTTCAACCGGAACAGGCTTGAGGGTTACATCAGCGCAAATGGGAAAGAACGGCGAATCCTTGGTAAAGCCATAACCGCCTTTTATGGCTTCAGCACAAGCCTTGAGCCGCCCCATCTCGTAGTTGAGCCGCTTGTCAGCCAGAGCTTGTTCATAGAGCGCGACTTGTTTCCTAGCTGCCTGCTTACACAGTTCAATCGGTCCACGATCCAGGGGTATGGAGAAGGTGGCTGTGATGCCAAAGTTATTGCTGTAGTTCTGGCGGTAGCCTGTCCGCATCGGCTTGTAGTACAGGACTTTGCCAGGGTTATCTGGAACGCCATCCGGCCCATCGAGCTGTGTCTCTGGGTCGATTAGGCCATAGTTATCGCTGTTGTCGTAGACCGGCTCTTGATAATACTGATTGTCTGGCTTGCCAAAAGAATGCGTAGACGACACGAAGGGTGAGATGTTTAACGTTGCCGAATCACACTGAATCTGAGATCCGTAGCTGTGTTTCATGTACTGCCCGGGCGTAATTTGGACAGCCTGGTTAACCACTGAGCCGCTGCTATTGCTGACGGGGGATGCAGTTGCACTGACTTGTGATGCTGCTGGAGCGGTGTAGAGCAGGCTGAGCAGCAGTGCAGAGGCTGTTGCTCTCATTGGCTAAACGTGCTGGTGGAATCGATAACGGTTTCAGTGATGGTCTCGCGGTCGATTATGACTTTCTCGATCAAGCCAGGCCCTTGGTACGTTTCGGCAAACTGAAAAGCAGCACCAGGCGTTGTCTGCACCCAGTTGGTCCGAGAAGAAAGGCTAAGAGCAGTAGCGCTGGCTGTCGGGCTGACAACGCCACTAGCCGGTTGAACGCCAGTTCCGCTGACGGTGTATTCAAAGCCAGTGCGGTAGCTCTCGGAAACAATGCTCTCTTTCACGATGGTCTTCGACTCTGTGTGAGACGACACCACACCTTGGCTGAAGTTTGGGACGACCGGGACTGCAACTGCTGGCGAGGGCAACAGCAACAGAAGGATTAGCCGTTTCACCGGGTTGTCAGCTCACTGATGACTTGACCGATTGCACTGGTGTTAGCTCCACCAGCGGTCACGGTCACAGCGCCTGCAGTTGTGATGGTGCCAGCAAGATCACCTGCCGTTCCAGAGGCAGTTGAGGTGACATCACCAAAAGCAGGAACTGCGCCAACGGTTGGAGCGGAAGTTGGGATTGTGTCACCCATGGTGTAGCTGTTGGCAAAACTGAAGGAGTTACCGCTGGTTGCTTGTGAAGCGGTAACGGTGGTCAACGCACCAACTCCCGCAGTATGAGCACCCAAGCCGCCAACAACACCAGCAGTAGAGCCATCAGTGGTGCTGACTCCTGAGCCGCTGATGCTGTAGCTGTTGCCAACGCGGATGGCACGAGTAGAAGCACCGCCTACCTCCAGTTGTACTGAGCTTTGAATTTTGTGGGTTAAATCAGCACGAGCGGGCAAAGCGGCTGACAAGGTGATGCCCAATACCAAAAGTGAGCGGTTCATTTGATGCCAGCTTTGGTGTCTTTGTTATCGACAATAGTCGGCTTCTTATTTCCATTGCCATTGTTCTTCCGTTCGATGCCAAACGAGGCCATTGCACCCGTCAACAGTGACGCCACGAACGTATTGTCCATCTTCATCTGAGGGAAGATACCGAGATAGGAGGCGGTAAGCAATGCAGCGCTCCAGGCCAAGACCAGCGCCTTGACAACATCTGCCATTGATACGCCTTCTTTCTCGTGATGCTCTTCAGGATTGTTAGCCATAGCAGAACAGAGCTACCGTTACAGCGTAACTAGGTCAATCCAATGCTTTTAGTTCTCAAGCCTTTGGTCATGACGATGTGGCGCTCCAGAGCGTTCAAGGAGTTGATCATTGCGATGTTGGAGCGGATCGTTACTCGCACTGACAACGATTTGGACGATCTTGCGGTGAAGCATCTCAAGGATTTGCTGTTGCCTGACACGAGAGTTGAAAAGTAAGTGGCATCAGGCATCATCCAGTTGACCTTGCTGCTGATGGCCATGGGTCTTGCCTTGCTGCCGTTTTTCCAGTTTTTTCGTGGCACGCCCCATCAGCTGGCTGCAATTAAACAACTTGAGGAGTCAATGCCGCCGGAACTACTGGAGGAGCACGAAGCTGACTGGTTTCAAGCGTGGAAGGAGAGTGGATACCGCGAGTGCTTCAGTTCAGCAGCTGCGATGGTGGCAGCGTTTTACAAGAAGGTGCGTACAGATGATGAGTACAACGAGATCCGTGCCAAATACGGGGACACCACGTCAGTAGAGGCTCAGCTAGCAGCGTTGCGGAGTCTTGGTCTGGAAGCTGAGTTCCGAAAGGACGGCGATGCTGACATGGTGGAGCTTGAGATCGAAGCTGGCAGGCCAGTGTTGGTTGGCTGGTTGCACGCAGGCAACATGCTTCTAGGCGAACCACCAATGTGCAATGGCTTGGGCTGTGGCCATTGGAGCGTAATCAGCGGCTATGCGGGCAAGAACAGCAATGACCCTGAGTGGATCATGCAGGATCCTCGTGGCTACCCAGAAATGGAGAAGGGAGGGCACAGCAATCCGCATTTGGGACGTAACGTCCGAGTGAGGCAAGCTGCGTTTTACCAGCGTTGGCAGTCTCAAGGCCCAAGAACTGGCTGGGTGATTCTCGTCAACGAGTAATCGACATACACGAAAACGCTGCTTACTATTCCAAAAAGTACACTCTGTAACAAATGGGCTGGGCAGACTGGATGGTCGTCAACCAGAGCCTTGAGGAGGAGCTGGAGTTGGAGCGGAGTGTAAGAGACGTTCAGAGCTGCACTGACGGAGACGCCTTGAAGGCGTTATGCGTTTCTTTGGTGCGGACCAACTGGCATCAGGCCAAGCTGCTAAAGCAGGCAGTAGGTCACATTGGCGCGTTGGATGCGTCGATCGCCTGTTCTGACTGAGACTCCAGCGGTTTGGGCTTTAGTCCGCGACCGATAAGTCTTGCATTGACTCCACGTTGATAGTTATCGCGATCCTTGCTGGATGCTTCTTGGTAAGCAGAGTCGCCCCAGGTTCTCTCTAGATACTGGTAAACGATTTCACGCATCCAAGCTGCAGGTTTTTTGTTTTGCAGCTTTGCATCAGCCAGAAACATCTGACCACGGTGCTCGTCTAGTAGAACCTGAACGTAGACGCGGCTGCCGTGATTCGATCCCATGGCCTAGTATTTAATGGGCTAATGTTACCACGTAATAGAATTATCGACTTTCTTTTTCCAAGCTGTTGCCTGAGCAGAGCGTGCTGTGGTGCGTTGACGACGAGAGCCCTGCCTGACTTCTCTAGCTCCTTCTAGGAACATTGCAGCCCTTTGCAGGTCAGCTGTTGTAGCCAGTTGAATCGCTTTTTGAAGACGTTCCATGATGATCTGACGCCCCGATTTCGGTTGCGGCATGATCCATCGCACCAGCAAGTGTTTGGTGGAACGTTAGCGCGTAAGACTCAGTTAGTACAATCCATTCTTTGTCATGACGAAAAATCTGCACGTTCATTAGTCTTTGTTGAACAAGTAGTGCAGTCTTTTAAATTCGTGAATAGGTGTTGCTGTTAAGATGCAGACTTCAACATTGCAGGATAAAGCGTTGATAACTTGTCGCTCCATATAGTCCATGTTGGACTCATAAGTAACTTGTTCAACACTTAAAGGCTTGTTGTCCAGGTCAAATGAAGTGAAGCGAGTTATTGCTAAAGGGCAGTGTTCGTCGCTGATCTGGCAGTATTGAAGATTAACGGATCTAGTCGCCATCTCTTGAGCTGAAGAGTTCGTTGAAGACAGTGGCGACAAGGCTTTCAGCCTGTTGCCTATCCAGACCATAGCTGGACCGACGACGCACCTTTGTAACAGCTTTATGAAAATCACTGGTTGTGAGCCCTAGGTGATTGGGTGGTTGCATGAGGCGTTCACGAATCAATTCAGATCTGTGAACACCTTTTTCTTTGGCTTCGATGGAGAGCCTGTCAACAAGCTCTTCAGGAAGATAGGTTTTGATTTCTTTCATGGGGGGATGTTACTTACGCCTCTTAGGTTTCTTCTTCCTTTGAGACGGTTTGATACGCGGTTTGTCAGGTTTGGACGCGATGCGAGCGAGAGTCTCGTGGTAGCCAGGTGGTTCTGGGACGCCTGAGCGCTCCAAGATCTTGGTCCAGTTCATCTCTCACGCGCGTATAGATGTCCAGAGTGTCCAGGGCGCTCCAAAACGCAGTGGTAGCAATGGATTAGACCCTGGACAGTAGGGGTGGACAGGTTAGATGTGTCCAGCCTCTTCGCTAGACATCTCAATCTCAACCGCTCCATCAAACAGACCCTGGACACCTTTGACTTGTCCAGGGGTAGTGTCCAGGGGTAGATCCCGCTCCAGAGCTGGTTTTATTGGGACGGTGGACACTCTCTTTCCCTCTCCACGTGCGAGGACAGCAGTCCAAGTCTTAGTTTGAGAGCCCTTTGGAACGTCAGAGACAATCAAGCCGCGCTTCTCCAGCCGTTGGAGCGATTTCTGGATTGCGGCTGGCTTGCCGTTGATCAGGTTGTCGCAGACCAGATCATCTTTGGTGCGGGACTCGGGGTGAACGACCCGAAGCTTTTGCAGGACGCGATCAGTGACAGAAGCGGGGGAGGTGTTGGTCTCGTCCACTTCAGGGGTGAAGTCAGAGATGGTGAAGGACAGGTCGTCTTGCATCTGCATGACCAGTTGGGTGCCCATCCGTCCAGAACGGGACTTCTCGATGGTGATGAGGCGGCTATGAGCGCCTACAACGCCACGTTCCTCGTCAGTGGGCTTACGGAGCGCCCAGGTCTCATCTACGGCGTCACGGATGGCTGAGGTGCCACGGAAGCCACCGTTCTTGTTGGCGTGGTGAACGATGAGGATGGTGGCTTTGGGGAAGAGCACACCGTTGTTCTTGGTCAGCCAGTAGAGCGGAGTGGCGAAGTCAGACTTGTTCTCATCAAAGGCTCGACCACCAGAGCAGCCGATCAGCGAGTCAATCACCACCAGCTTGGGCTTGTGGGTCTTCATGAGCTTGATGAACTGGGCATAGCGTTGAAGCTGCCAGTCCGTCTGGATCATGCTGTCCTTGGTGATGGGGAAGTCCACCTCTTGCAGCTGCTCCTTGAGCTGAACGAGAGGCTGATCGCCATTCAGGAGAACAACAGGCCCTTGTTGCACTGGAACGTGATTTCCACGGACGACAAAGGGCTTGCCAGTTGCGATGTGCTTGGCGAGAGCCCAGGCGGACATTGACTTGCCGTCACCACCAGCGCCGTAGATCAGAACGACGGAAGGGTGGGGGAGAACATCAGGGATGAGGTATTCACGCTCGGTTTCGGTCTCCATCAACTCCTGAATGCTCATGATGTCCTTGGACTCCTCAAACGAGATCTGATCAACGATCAGCTTTTCGAGAGCAGTTTGATCCCTGTAGCCCGCTTGCAGAGCGAGGGTATTGAGCTTGTAGTTGACCTCTGCGGGGTTATCAAGTTCAAGGATTTTTTTGGCACGGCGGATGACTTCATCGAAATCGAGAGTGGCCTGCCGAATCTCTTGAACTTTCTTTTCTTCAGCGGCCTTTACGATCTTTTTTGTGTCTTCCGAAAATCGATGCCTCTCTGGATCAGCACGATCTGCCATCCAGATGAGGGTGCCTAGACCGACTCCAGAGCCTTTGAAGGAGTACCAGGGGTCTTCGCATGGGTTCTCGTTATCAGCCCATTCAGAGGCGAAGTCAGCGTCCTCTGCGGACCAAGCTGACCAAAGGACAAGACCGTGATCGTTGGGCAGTGCGGAGTGGATCGCCATCCCGACTTTGACCCAGTGGTCACGAGAGCCTTTGCCACGGGGAGGAATGACCTTGAGGCAGTCCTGAATGATCTGAGCAACCTCGTCTTGAGTTCGATCAGTGAAGTCAAGGTCGCGTTTGATCAT